GAAGTCGAAGGCATAGGAACAGTATCTCTATGCATAGGACGCATCGGAGGAGTCGAAGGCATGTCGTTAAACCGTTCCGGATTCTGTGCCCGCATCTTAGCCAAAAACTCGTCGCGCCGAACCTGCTCCATCTGACGCTGCGCATCGTCAATACCACCCGTAGCTACCGATCCACGGTTCAACATACGCTGAATGTCATTAGAGGAAGCGCCAACAAAACTACTTACACCACCCTCCGTAGAACCTAAACTCTTGGCCCGCTGGTTGTTAAGATGATCCAGTACATTCCTGATATTCTTGAGCCTGTCCTGCCCAGAAACAGTACCTGTAATTGCACCTGGAGGGGGAAAAGATAACGACATGGGCCACGGTCCTTGAACTGTTTCTCGCAGTATAAACTAATCTCAAATGAAAATATAGTGGGTATTGTTTTAGGGGCAAACTTGTTTTGTGCATACAAGTGCAACAGAATTAGGGGTGAATGATTTTATTAGACTAACATTATAAGGTCAGGCCAGCCGCTACCCCCGCCAAAAAGGGGGCCCCCGTCAGTCCAGATCGAGTCCTCCTCCAGTCCAAACTCTCACAGTAACCCCCAAGATCATTCAATCAACTTGAGATCCTAACGGATCGAGACCTATCAGTCTTTCTTTCAAAGGATAAGTAAAAGAAAGGTGCGCTGGTCGCGCCAAGTTTCTAGAGGATGGGTAACAAACATAGCTGTTACAGCCTCGACCTCCCTAAGTTTCGTCCTTGAAGTGGGACGAAACTGGCGCTCAGTCTCAACTAACACACACACAACGACATCCGGACGATGACCATCTTGCTCGCGTCAGTATAATTTCGAAAACGAGCTTCCATAAAGCCCTGCAATTTTTTTAGTGCGGTAGACCTCGCGTGTGCATTACCACCGTCGAAACAATAAGTGATCAATCAATCGTATTGATCACTTTTTGTGTCAACGCTTATACCTGTATCGCACTAAAATAATGGCGACCTAAAGGCTCCTCCCAAGGGGTCGTCGGGGCATTGACTGCAGCCGTTTACGTCGGCGGACCAAGGGGCCACGCCTCCTTCTCATTACACCCTTCCTCCGCCAAGTTGGTAACGGCCAAACGTCGTTATGGTAACTTGGTTTCAACTAAAGGAGGCCATCATGGCTAATTATAACTATACTGACACTGCGGCTACTAAGCTTAACCTCAACATGACCGTGCAGGAGGCAAAGGTTCTTGCGCGATTTATCACCACTCATGCTGGAGGAGAGACCGACTACAGTACGATTCGTCACTTGAACGAAGAGCTCCGTAGTATGATTGTTGAAGCATATACAGCCATTCAGCGTGATGCTGAGTTTTGTCTCAAGTATGGCAAGTTTGACGAGCCGGTTGAGTACGATGTAGACTTTATCTCCCAAGACGAGGCAAAGGCTAATCGTGACGAGCTTGCCGAGCAAAGGATGGTCTCTGATCTTGAGGATGAAATACCGTTCTAAGTAATTATCAGACGTGCGCCAGTTGTTCTGGCTCTAGTTGGTGGGCAAGATCACCAATGATTTGAAGCGGCTCACTACCGCAAAAAAATAGCCGATGGAAGTATCTCGCAGATCAAGCTGCGTTAATGTTGGGGGATAATGTGGAGGAACTTTGTTCCTGAGAAGCACCCCCGACCTTGATCTAACCAACCAACCAGAAGGAGGCAACAATGCCAGATCCCCTTAATAAGCACGGTATGTTTAATACCCCGAAGGACTTGGATGCAATCGAGTCTTGGATAGAGTTACATCCGCCCGAAGAACGCATCCATCTCTACACTGCGGCGTACATGGCTTGGAACCTTGCCGTAGAAATTTCAACCAACCAGAAGGAGGCCATCGATGCCTAATCCATTTAAGAAAACTCAACCCGTTGACGAGCCATACGCCGTCTATACGAACGACCAAAGGGGTTGGGAGTGGCGTATCCTCGCTACTCGTAAGATGCCAGAAAACGAGGGATCGCCCTTCGCTATCTGGTACGTCGCTGCCAAGTCGCCACACACATACGGCAGTTGGGAGTATGGCGACACGTACAAATCGGAGATACTACAGAATGGTATCTTAACTCAATCAACTTCAGAATGGAGCAAGCACTATGGATAACGTCAATCAACTCGCCGATCTCATCATGGCTATCATTCAGGACAAGGTGGACGAACGTATCGAACAGAAAGTCAGAGACTTGGAATCTGGTCTTGATCGATCTGACTTCAACATCCAAGATTACCGTCAGGAGATAGCTGAAATGATCGAGGAAGATATCGACTTCGATGACAAAGTTACCGACGCGATGGGCACGGTGACATTCACCACCACGATGGACTAATCTAACTGCGGGGGCTGATCGGTCCCCGCATCACCTCAACTATAAGGAGCACCAACATGAAGAACGGAATCATATACAACGGGCCAAGCCTCTTGGATGGTAAACCGATTGTCGTTATCGCCACATACTCTGACCGAAACACCAAGACCGGCAAGGTATTGCAAACCTACATCATACGGTCAGACATCTCTCCACTCAACGCCAGCAAGTCAGGTGAAGACTTCAGCATCTGTGGAGACTGCAAGTTTCGTGGAACTCCAACCACGGATCCAGATCGTAGACAAGCGGTCAAGCGTGACTGCTACGTCAACCTGGGCCAAGGTCCAACCATCGTATACAAATCATTTGGACGCGGTGTATACCCCATGGCCTGCTCGGTCAGTAGCAGAGAGATCTTGGGACTGGACCGTATCGTTCGGATTGGAACCTACGGGGATCCAGCCGCCGCGCCATCATGGGTATGGGAACAACTGCTCAAGAAATGCAAGTCATGGCTGGCATACTCTCATCAGTCTGGGTGGCGTCCAGACATAGCGATGCAGAGTGCAGACACCATGGCCGAAGCAATCGAGCACTGGAAGGCTGGACACCGCACGTTCAGAGTGATCGCGGACTTAGGTGAGTTGGACAAAACCAACGAGATACTTTGCCCCGCATCAAAAGAGGCAGGACGTAGAGTCCAGTGTGCAACGTGTAAGTTGTGCAAGGGAGCAAGCCCTGCCAAGTCAATCGCAATCGTTCAACATTAGGAGATGAACATGGAAGAAGACTATCCCGACGACTGGTACGAAGAAGATGACAACGGTGAGTCCAATGCCGACCGCTACATGGACGAGCTTGATCAAGAACCTCGAGAGTGGAGTGCATCAGAAGCATACTTGGAGGTGTGCTGGCATCGAGAAGGGGGTGAGTAATATGAGGGGAGCTTCGGCTCCTCTTTTTACCTTTTAAAAAATGAGCGCTAGTCGCGCAATATTTCAAGAAAAAGAAAAGAAATGGGCGCTAAAGCGCACAGGGTTTGTTGGCCTCGTAAACTCGGCGGGGTTAATATCGGCAACGGGCCGCAAGATCTAAAAAATATCGGCAACGGGCCGCAAGATCGAACGAAGGCCCACGAAAAACGATGGAACGTCAGAGAAAATTTGACCATGGGCCGCAGAACAACCGCCATCAGCCAGAAGGGCACCGGTTTTACCCCCAAACAAAAGTAGTTCACGGGTCGAGGACCTCTTTACTAAGTAAAAACTTGAGCCCCCATTGGAACAATATGCCATGTGCCACGCGATTTGATGAGGCGAGATGGAAACTGCGTTGGATTTAGTAACCTTGAGCTCTAACCAAAAAGGTAATCCATCCCAAACCATGTGAACATCAGGAACACCGCCCCCATGTTTGTTTTCAATCCGCGTTGCGAAGCACTTTTTTGGCAGGTTTTTTCGGATCGTGCTCCAAAAGTTTGCTTCTGGTCCCTTGCTCATCAGGTTCTTCCTTCGGTGTTATATCAACCATAAATGCCTGCGGGTATTTCTTCTGAAGATCAGCCAACCGACCAACAATTTCATCTCTTGATAACTGATCGATGGTATTTACCTGCTCCCGTCTATCAACAGTCAACCCACCCAAAGCGGCACGAATTTTCTCTGCGTTAATAGCCGCAGAAAATTGTCCAGCTTCTTCCGCGCCACTGCTTAGTTGATGAAGTCTTTCTAATTGACCTATTGTGGTGACACCGTAACGTCTTTCACGTTCAGTTCTTAAATCTTGTATGTATTCCAAAACATGAGGATATTCTCTGCCGTTCAAAAGTTTAGAAGCTTGGTTGTTTGCCACCTCATGTGAATATCCAGCTTTACGAGCACATTCAGCATTAGAATAAATCCCTTCAACAATGTGTCTGGCGAAAGTCATTTGTCTGTTGGTTAAAGTTCGACCGTGTTCTTTCTCGATCTTCTTCTGTGCAGAAGTCATAGTGGCCCTCATTGTTGCCTATGAACAAGTTATAGCCCCATACAAAGCCTTTTGCAATGAGAACACCTTGTGACACCAAATCCTGGAATTGACCCCTCTAAAGGCACGGCAGCAAGTCCTATATAGGCGGTTTTTACTCAAGCAGTGTTCTCACTATAC